GGGTTTGAGCATTCCGCCGTCCTCGATGAGTGAGTTCTTAGTGATGTTGTAGTCACCACGGCCAGTGAGCTGAGCAATAAGCTCACCAGCAGTTTGGCCGACAGGGCCGGCCATAGCACCACCTATCTTGCCGAAGGTCCCTTTCGGGATCTTCTTGAGCTGACGATCAGCCCAAGCTCTCGCACTACTGAAATAGTTTCCACGTCCGTGGACTTGATTTCGGTTGATTGTCAGACCGCCTTCAGACATCAAGTGTTGCTTCCAACGCCGTTCTTTTTCGGCGGCGGGAAGACCCTTGATCTTGGGCCTTGACATGAACTGTTGCTTCGAAACTGTCATGGAAGAAAGGAATGGAGAGAAAGAGAGGGGGGGACGAGAAGTTCACCAGGGGGTTGGTGATTTCGCAGGCAGCGTGGAGGAAGAGAAATTCTTTCACTTCGATCCCCCCACGCCGCCACCGCAGGGTTCGATTTTTAGTATAACGCCAGACTTCGAGAAACTAGCGTGCCCGAGGGACTATTATGACCGTGGATTATGTACAAGTTCTTTCACCTTGCTTTCGATGCTGGCGCGAGCTGAGCGTTTTGTTTTGAGGAGCTCAGATGAGTCAGCAGCGCATATTCTGGCGGCACGGTATTGCTCATAAAGTCCGTTTTCTTTGAGCAGTGCGAGGAAGGCCTTATGCTCCTCGGCGGAGCGATTTTGGCGTTTCTTATTCTTCTTGGCAGCTTTTGGAGGTTCACGCTTCGGCTCCCCAACCGTTGAGCAGGGGGGAGGCGTGAGCTCAGAAGCGTTTCCAACCTTGCTCGGCTTTGGGCCTGGGTAGTCCAACTTGTGGGAGTCATCATCGGCACCTCGCATAGCGAGCGTGACTGGACCGACGCCAACCATTTTATCATCTGAGGGTTCAGGATGTTCCCAGAGAGTGGGGCATGGGCCGGTGCCGGTTTCTAGCCACGCGTTGAAAGCACTCCAATCGAAACCTGGCATCTCATCCTCAAAGAGTTGCAGGTAGTCACCACGGGTATTTACATATGTGGAGTCGGTTTTAAGTGCTCTAACAGCGAAGTACGGATGGAGTCCAGGGTACTTAAGGACCTTAGCCTCAAGCGATGCTCTCTGCACCGCATCGGCGTCTTGAAGGACCTTCTTAGACCAATCACCAAAGAAGTCACTATCTTTGTCTGTCACCTGCAAGCAGATGGCTTTCATAAGCATAGTTTCTTCAGCGGTGAACTCATCAATATCGAGGAGTGTAGTGTGCAGTCTGGACAACGTACGCAAGGGAGATTGGATGCTTGAAAGACTTCCACCGATGGGGTCGAAGTAGTTGCGTCCAAGGAAGGAGATGTATTGGGTCTTCATGATTGGCTTGACAAGGAAACCCAGAGCCTCGGCTGACTGATCACAAGCCTCGGGAGGGAGGTCGGCGGTGATACCATCATCGCCGGAGTAGACACCAAGTGCATCCCACGCCTCTTGTGCTGTTTTACCAGCTCGGCGTAGTGCAATGTATGCGAAGAGCGCGGTCAAAGGGGTATTCCCGTAGGTAGTGAAAGGACTTCCACTTCCCCGGGAACCATTAAACTCGTGCGCCTCACGTTTTGAACCTTTTGGTCCGTAGAGGACACGGCCACAGTAGTCCGTGTAGTGCCAGTTCTCAATGAGATGATGCCATCTTGGGTCAAACAACTCCTTGAGGAGGAGCAACTCGATACGACGTTTCCAGAGGTCGATTGTTGCATCCTGTGCGGTGAAGTCAGTTTCAGTGACATACTTCGCATGAGCACATACGCGCACAACGGCTTCAGTAGTTTCAGCCGGATTCAACCCACAGGCCATCCAAGGGCATGCTTTCATCGCCGCAGCATATGCGAGAGAGATGCGCCCTCCGACAGCCTGAGGCTCTGCTGGGTGACAGCAGATGCCGCGGGCGGCTTTAGCTGGATCAGGTAATATCTCACGTTTCATGAACCCTTCCCTGTCATTGTAGTTGTTGATATCATAAATTGGTATGACGTCGTGGAACCTGTTGAGCTGGGTTTTCTTGCGGGTTTCAACGTATTCTTCCTCACTGATCGGTTCGAGGAAACCTTCAGCATCGCCAATCACTGTTCTCTTAGTATGAGCAGCAAACTCAGCAATGTATTGAGCGGTCTCGGCGTCGATAGTGGTATCGGTTTTCGCAGCAGGATCGCGGAGCCGGCGTTGGACAAAATCAGCGGTCTGAGCTTCAGACTGAGCATGAATATAAGCACCGCCAGTTACGATGGGTGGCATAGCTCCGTGAGCCATTGGGGGTTTGACTTCCACACCGTCAGCCTTTTCCTCATCGCTTAAACGGATGATGGTAGGGATTTTGTAAAAGCCATAGTTGCTGGAATAACTCTGTTTGATACGCTTCTGATCAGACAAGGCGATAGCGAGGGAGATACCGACGCGATTGGCTTCCTCACCTTCGAACTTAGTGGTTACCCGAACATTTGGAATGCTAGGGCAACCCTTATCAGTCGTCAGGGATTTTGTGATATCGAAAACCGAATCGTCGATAAAGTACGATTTGTGAGAATCCATGTAGGCAGCTGAATATCCGCCAGTGGTCTTTTCGTAGCTATTAGCTTTTCTTTTCTCAGCTACGAATTTGTGGCCGCCCTTGGTGAAGCCAATATAGGGTTGACGTCTCTTGAGGGCTTTGTCCAATAGGAAGGGACGGGCGAAGGCAGCAAGGCCTCGGAACTTGCAGTTTGGCACTATAACGACAGCTGACCGGTGCTCACCAACGTCGAGTCTGATAACCTTGTGGCTCATAGCGAACGGAACGAAAGTCCCAACCACTGCACCTAGTGACAGTATTGCGGCGTTAGTTCCTGTTCGCTTCGAGCAATTAAGTATGAAATCGACGAGCTGGTTGCGTAGATCAGACATCTCACATGCGTGACTACAGAGAATGGCGGAAGCGAGTAGAGTGCACAATTTGGACAGACGGGTGAAAGCGAACTCATGTGAGTAAGTCACGAGTGAGTCGTCTTCGAAATCCCAAAGGCTATCGCAGTAGGGAGCGGAGCCTTCGACCTCGGTGAGTAGATCACCTTGGTCGTCGTAGCGGAAGTGTAGTTCATCAGATTTACCAGCAACACACGTAGGGTTCCAAGTGTACAGAAAATGGATGTTCCCGTCGGAAAGGGTAGCATTCGCATCATCATAACTCTTATGTGTGAAAGTGTCGATGTGGGTCTCAATGGAGCCGTCTTTGGGTGATTCGTACTTCAGATTGTCAGAGACATACGAGCACGCATCTTTGGCATCCATAATTGTTCGACAACCGCGGTAGCCGCGACTGATACTGCGTCGTGACATCTGTTCATCATAGATATCCAGCTGTAGCTTAAGGGCAATGCACTGGACCATATTGACGACAGCAACACGTCGACGGGCAGCAAACTTATGAACGTTGTCCTTGGCCAGGAAGGCCTTGTCCAAGTTAAATGATTCCATAGTAAATATCTTGCGGAAATCATTGGCAATGTATTCAACTTCGCCATGGTCACCTTGCACGGTGTGGGTGATAGTCTCGGGAGGAACGATGCGATCGGCCAGCGCACTTAGAAGTAGAGGACAGTACGTGGAACGATGCCATTTCCAGAGAAGCACCGTAGAGCATCCAAATGCAAGGTGGAGAGGTTTCTTGTACCCAAGTTTCACAGTGCCAATAAGTAAATGGACTATGGGACGAAGTACCTCCTCGAGGCGCAGGTGAGAACGAATCACTGTACCCATGTTCTCAACCAATGCAGCAATGGTATCATATGCGGAAATAATCCACACATAGGGGGGCGGGCAGAGTACAAGCCCGCAGGTGGCTCTTTCAAGCCGGTAGGCAGGAAAAGTGACGTGCATAGTGCCACAAGACCCGCAGGAGGGGGGAGCCGTTTCGGTTTTAGGTTCCGAACGGCAGGGGCGGAATAGGCTCAAATGCAA